GGACAGGATATAACATATATAAAGACGACAACACCTCGTACATATAATCCTACAACTGGTGCTGTAACAGGATCTGACACAAACGTAACTGTAAAAGGAGTTATATCACAGGTAAATTCCAACGAAAGTGATGGTGTCCTTCAAGGAACTAGTGTACAGGTATTGATTGGAGCGTCAGAATTAGGCGATTACTACCCAACACAGGCAGATCGTATTCAATATACACAGTCAGGTTCCAACATACAGGGTAAAATAGTTTCTATCAGAACTTATAGAGGAGATTCACCCGTGTACCATGAACTTGTAGTAAGGATTCAATAATGGCAAGAGACGTTAAATTTTTAGTAGACGATGTTAAAAAAGCTGTTGCAACAGGAGGACAATCAGCCTCTGTTTTAATAATGAACTCGTTATCACAAAGAGGACCACATTGGTTAGGAGAATTTTCTTCAGCGTGGTCATCTGTATCTGGACGAACTAAAAGAGGTTCTAGACCTAGACAGTCTGAAGGACCAAAGTTTCAATACAAGATGAGCGATGTTAAAAAAGCTATAATACCTAAAAATGTAAAAGGCACACATAATTTGTACACAATATTGAATGAATCACCTCATGCCCCAATAGCTTTAGATTTAATACCTTGGGTTCCAGGTGATTTTGAATTGCCCTATGGAAATTTAAACGATTCTCGTTTTGTTTACGGTATTAGACCTGGTGGCGGAAAAAGAGGAGAGTTGCGAAGTATAGGCAGTAGGTTAGATCCTAATTTAACAAACAGAAGAACTGCTCCTTTAGATTGGTACCCTACTTATGCTAGTGGGGGAGCTTTTGCGAAAGATTTTAAAGCGGGTATGCGATCAGGATTAAAATTAGTAAGCCGTAATCCAGGTAGAGCATAATGAATTATCAAGCAATCAGAGCAGCCGTTGAAAATCCCTTACTTACTGCTTTTACAGGATTATCCGTTCCTGTGTTTTTTGACAATATAACTGCTGCTCCAGTTGGATCGACTACAGAATATGTAACAGTGAATGTAACATTTGGCGAAACCAATGAGGCAACTCTGACATCCAGTGTCGATACTGCCAGAGGTGCAATCGTCATAAGAATATTTTCGGAAAAGGGTAAAGGACCAGCAAGAAATCAAACTCTTGTCACTACTGCTGTTAATGTTTTAGAGACTTTAAATAATACCGCAAAAACAAATACAGGTGTATTTTTTAAGGTAGGAAACATCACTGGACCAACTTTTTCTACCATAGAAAACCCACCTTTATTTCAGGGAAGGGTAGAAACTTCTTATGTTGCCACTGTCTTAAGCTAAACAAATTACCAAAATCTGCTAACCTATAATTAGGTCTTTCATTTACGTTATGGCAGCTACTTGTTTATCTGGTACCTCTGGTGCTCTTTACTATAAACCTGCTGGTACTATTGGAACTTTTAACTCAAGTGACGTTACTATCGGTACGGAAACAATTACAGTCGATCCTTTTTTAAATTTTGAAGCAGGAGATCCTGTTAAATTCTCTGTTGTTAATTCACAGACAGGTGCTGCTGGCACAGGTACCTTACCTGCTGGTCTGAATACTTCAGATACATTTTTTATAAAAACTTATACTGCTGCGACAGGAGCATTAACAGTTTCAGCTACTAATGGTGGTTCTGCTGTTGATATCACAGATACAGGAACTGCTGCTTCTCCAAATATATTTCAAATAGCTTATGGTGCTCATGAAAGTGTTTCTCAGGTTAGAGAATGGACTTTTGAGATTACTAGAGACGAAATTGATGTAACAACTATTGGAGGAACACCAGGACAGTTTGTTCCATTCAAAAAGTTTATATCAGGTTTTGGCGATGGTTCTGGTTCTGCTACTGTTTATATGACAGATGAAGATACAACCCTTGCTAACAGAATGATTAAGGACGTTTTACAAAGACAACAAGTAGGTGCTTCATTTAAGCTTTATATAGATCAGGTGTTTTCTGGCGGTACTGTAAGCGACACATTAAGTCGTTTTATAAGTTTTGATGCGACATTAACATCTGCTGGATTCAGTGTTAACCCTGACGATCCACAATCAGTAAGTGTAGAGTTCAGACCTTCTGCACAGCCTACATTTGATTTGTCTAAATCATAATTATTGATATTTTATATAGAAATAATATAATATAATAGTAAATAAATATAATTTATGGCATCAAACAAGACCATGCGAGCGATTGATCGTTTGCGTAAAGCTGCAAACCTTGAGGCAACAAAAAAAGAAATTATTTTGTCTGATGGAAGTGTTTTTGAAATGTGGGTAACACCTCTAACTCTTGCTGAAAGAGAAAAAGCACAACGTGCTTCAAGAAATGATGATTTAGATGAATTATCACTTAGATTATTACTTTTAAAAGCACAGGATGAAAATGGAGAAAGAATGTTTCAAGTTGGAGAAATTGATATTTTAAAAAATGAAATTAAAAATTCTGATTTGCAAAAATTAATATTAGCTGTTTTAGAAGATAAGGAAGGTCCAATAGACCCAAAAGACTAAGTGCTGAACTGCGTAAAGATAATTTTATGATGTTGCAGTTTAGTATTGCAAAAGAATTAGGAATGAGTTTATCTGATGTTAGAAAAATGACTATAGAAGAAATTTTAGGTTGGAGTGCATATTTTCAAGTATTAAATGAAGATCAACAGAAAGAAATAGAAAAAGCTCGTAGACGTAGGTAGAATAGAAAAAAGTTTTATTTTTAATAGTGGAAAGAATAGGAACGCAAATAGATATACAGTTAAAAGGAAGTAGAGATTTACTGAAGTTTACTGAAGGTGTAAAGAAATTAACTAAATCTATTGAACAATCTGTAAAATCTATAAATCAATTTCAAAAGAAAAATGAATTAACTTTAAAAAGTATTAATAATTTAAATTCATCATTATCTGCTACAAAAACTAATTTTAATAATGTTGCTTTAGGTACAAGAGATGCTACGCAAGCAGCCAGGCAATATTTAACTGCAACTACTGAAGTTAATGCTGCTTTGGCTGCTCAACAAGCTGCTGTTATTAGTTTACAAAATGCTAGAAAATCTGATGCTTATTTTCTTGCTCAAAGTGCTAGAGCAGGTAAAGCTAATGCTTTAGCAGAAAAACAAAGTGCACAACAAAGTGTTGAAATAGCAAGAGCTAGAAATATTGAAATTCAAGCACAATTAAGAAATCAAGAGCTAGCAAAAGAAGTACAGACAAGAGCACCTAGATTACCTGCTTTTCAAGAAAGAGGTCTTCGTAGATTAGAAAATTTTAGAAGTGTGCAAGATGAATTAGAAAGAAAAAAAGAATTGAAAAAATTAGAAAAAGAAGCTAACAGAGAAAGTAAAAAAAGATTAAATGTACAAGAACAAACTAATAAAAAAGTTAAACAAGAAGTTTTATTAGGCAGAACAAATAAAAAAAATCAGAAATTAATAAATGCATCTTTTGAAGATAGAGTTAAATTTGCAGAAAAGAATGGAAAAATAAGAAGAGCAAATTTACAAAGAGCTAATGCTTTATTGTTAGTTGAACAAAGAACTACTGAACAAAAATCAAAACAAAATATAGCAAGTGCTTTTGGTTTAAAAGGTAGAACAATAGGACAAGGTTTACAAGGTGGTTTAAGTAATGCTCTAATTGGTGGTGGTTTTCCTTTGTTATTTGGTCAAGGGGCTGCTGCTTCTATAGGTGGTGGATTAGGTGGCTTAATAGGTGGTGGACTTCTAGGAGGTGGTTTTGGTTTTGCTTTGTCAATTATTGGTACAGCTATAGGTAGTGCAGTTGCTGAATCTAATAAATTTAATAAATCTTTAAATCAATTAAATAATAGATTATTAGCTGTTGGAGGTACATCTAGAATTACTGCAAAAGATTTTAAAGAACTCAGAAAAGCTATAGGTGGTAATAAAGATGAAACATTACAACTTATAGGAGAGTTAAATAGATTTGGTCAAGGATCAGTTGATGTAGGTAAGGCTCTAGGTAAAGATGCTGATAAAATTATTACAAGCATTGCTTCTATAACAGGTGATGAGTCTACTCTTATTAAAGCATTAACAGATAATGTTGATACTTTAGGAATTGCAAGAGTTAAAGAATTAGCAATAGAATTAAAAGGATTATCTGTTCAAGAGAAAAAAAATAAATTATTAAAAGAATTTCAAAATATTCAAGGCAGATTAAATTTAAAGAGAAATGAAACTACTGCATTAGAAAATTTTGAAAAAACAGGAAGTCCAACAATAAAAAATGAAAACCCTTTTATACTTGGACCATCTGATCCTGGTAGGCAAGGTGCGATTAATTTATTGTCTGCACAGAATAAACTTAAAAAAACAACAGATTTAAATATAGCACCTCAATTACAAGCAGAAACTGATTTACAAAATCTTATTAATCCACCTTCCTCAAATCAAACACAAATTAGTACAGAGAAACAACAAAACGCTATTTTACAAACAAGAATAGGTTTAATAAAAACAGGAGGTTCATTGTTAGATGAAGAAAGAAAAAAATTAGAAGTTCAATTAATTTCAAATACGAGATTATTAGAAATTGCTGAAGCAAAGGGAGATCAAGATAAAATTGCCCTTGCGAATAAAAAAGCAATAGCTAATACAGCTATTTTAGAAGCTCAAATAGCTGCTGCTAAAACTGAAGATGATGAAAGAAAAGCTGAATTAATAAAAAATACAATGGATAATTTACAAGATGAAAAATTATTTCTACAGGAAAGTTTAAGTTTAGGTATTGAAAGAGCAAAACAAGAAAAATTAATTAGAGATCTTGTAAAAATTGTTGGAGAAGATAGGAAAGCAGAAGTTATAGCACTTGTTCAAGGTAATGCTGCTGACAGAGAAAAAGTTGATTTATTATTACAACAGGAAGCAATACAAAAACAAATAGAAGGTATTCTTTCAGGTGGAATGACTAATGCTGTGATGGGTCTTATAGAGGGAACAAAAACATTAAGTGAATCATTAGCAGGAGTAGCAAGACAACTAGCTTCTATGTTCTTAAACAGAGCTTTTGGTTCTATGTTTGATCGGATATTTCAAGCAGAGGGTGGTTTTAACAGAGCAGGTAGTTTTAAAGCTTTTCAATACGGTGGAGTCGTCAGTTCTCCTACACTTGGAATGATTGGTGAAGGTGGTGAACCAGAATACGTTATTCCGTCCTCCAAGATGGATGGAGCGATGGCTAGATATTCCGCAGGTGCCAGAGGCGGTGCTGTCATTCCAGGAGGTTCTGGTGCGTCTGGTACAGTTG